TGAAAGCGCCCCAGCAATCCCTCAAAGACTGGGGCGACCAGAAGTGGCGCACCAAGAGTGGGAAGCCGTCCTCCAAAACTGGAGAGCGCTATTTGCCGGAGAAGGCGATAAAATCGCTCAGTCCCGCAGAGTATGCGGCCACCACGAGAGCCAAACGTGCTGGTAAGGCGGCGGGCAAACAGTTTGTGGCCCAGCCCAAGACCATCGCCAAAAAGACAGCGAGCTTCAGATGACAACATCCGGCACCACATCGTTCAACCTCGACCTGACGGAAATCGTTGAGGAAGCGTTCGAGCGCGTGGGCTCGGAGATGCGCACGGGCTATGACTTGAAGACAGCCCGCAGGTCGTTGAACTTGATGTTTGCTGACTGGGCCAACCGTGGCATCAACATGTGGACGTTCGAGCAGGGCTCCATTAACCTGATACCGGGCCAAGCGACATATAACCTCCCTGCCGACACTGTGGACTTGCTGGAGCATGTGATCCGCACCGGTGCGGGCAGTGCTTCAACACAGGCCGACCTGACCATCACGCGTATTAGTGTTTCTACCTACGCCACAATCCCCAACAAGCTGCAGCAGGCCCGTCCGATTCAGGTCTGGATTGAGCGCTTGAATACCCCAAGATTCACGGTCTGGCCTGTGCCAGACAACTCGCAGCCGTACGTGTTCGTGTACTGGCGCTTGAAGCGCATCCAAGATGCGGGCAACGGCGTCAACACAATGGACATGCCGTTCCGTTTCTTGCCCTGTATGGTGGCGGGCTTGGCGTACTACTTGGCCCTGAAGGTGCCCGGCGGCGCTGAGCGTCTGGGTGTCCTGAAGCAGCAGTACGACGAAGCGTGGCAATTAGCCGCAGACGAAGACAGAGAAAAAGCCGCTGTACGCTTTGTTCCTCGACAGCAGTACATCGGGGGCGGTACGTAAATGGGTAATCGGTTTGCCAGCGCCAAGAACTCGATCGCCCAGTGCGATCGTTGTGGTTTCCGCTTCAAGCTCAAAAAGCTACGCTCCGAGATCATCAAAACCAAGACGTACAACCTCTTGGTTTGCCAAGAATGCTGGGACCCAGATCAACCGCAGCTCCAGTTGGGTATGTATCCGGTGGATGATCCGCAGGCGGTGCGCAACCCACGTAGAGACACCACATATGTGACGGCAGGTCCGAACGTAGCGGGCTTTCCAACAGGCGGTAGCCGGGACATTCAGTGGGGCTGGAATCCAGTTGGCGGAGCCAGCTTTTTTGACACACCGCTGACGCCAAATAACTTGGTTTGTCAGACGAATCTTGGTACAGTCACGGTAGTGACGAATTAAAGGAGTCCATTATGGCATTCACACGATCTGCAGACGGCATTGCTAAAAAGGGTAAGACCGAGGGTAGAAACCTTGGCGATAGTGGCCCTACGGTAGCCGCGCTAAAAGGTAAAGGCATCAAGGGTAAAGGTGGCAAAACTAATGCCGACATGAAAGCCATGGGCCGTGGTTTGGCCAAAGTGGCAAACCAAAAGCGAGGCTAATCATGGCTAAATTCAGTCAAAAAATGATGGGTAAAGAAGTTGGTCCCGCCAGCGTCTACGCCAAACCCCACACAATGGGTGGCAAGTCCGGCACGGGCGCAAAAGCCATGCAAGACCCAAACAATATGTCCGCAGAACAAATGTCCCCACGTACATTGGCTGCTCGCGTGAGCGCGGGTAATCCCGCCCGTGATGACGTCAAAACTTCGGGTATCAAGATTCGCGGCACTGGCGCGGCCACCAAGGGCGTCATGGCCCGTGGCCCAATGGCTTGAGGTAACGGATGAACTACACCGAGTTGCAAGCTGCGATCTGCGATTACACGCAGAACTTTGAGCAGGACTTTGTTGCGAACATCCCGGTGTTCGTGCAGCAGGCCGAGCAGCGCATCTTCAACACGGTGCAGTTTCCGTCAATCCGTAAAAACGTGATGGGCGTGACCTCGACCAACAACAAGTACTTGTCGTGCCCCAACGACTTCTTGGCTGTGTATTCGCTGGCGGTGGTTGATGCGCTTGGCAACTACGAGTTCTTGCTCAACAAGGATGTGAACTTCATCCGGCAAGCGTACCCCAATCCGACCTCGACTGCCATCCCCAAGTACTACGCGCTGTTTGGCCCCACCACATCCAATGACCCAAGCCCCGTCATCACGGACGAGCTGACATTTATCCTTGGCCCCACACCCGATGCGGTGTACAACGTCGAGTTGCATTATTACTACTACCCTGAGTCGATCACGGTGGCAGCTGATGGCCGCACTTGGCTGGGCGACAACTTTGACTCGGTACTGCTGTACGGCTCTCTGGTGGAGGCCGTTACCTTCATGAAGGGTGAGCAGGACATGGTTGCTCTGTACGACGGTAAATACAAAGAAGCGCTGGGCATGGCCAAACGTCTGGGCGATGGTATGGAGCGTCAGGACGCTTACCGCTCTGGGCAGTACCGACAGGCGGTGACTTGATATGGCGTTTGACCAAACTCTCACCACGCAGTCCAAGCTGGTTGCACTGCAGGCTTTGGCTACGGGAACGCTCAAGATGGCTCTGTATACCGCGAATGCTGACCTTGGCGCTGGCACGCTGGTTTACACCACGACCGATGAAGTTGTGGGCACAGGATACACAGCCGGGGGTAATGTGGTTACCGGTGTGACGGTGCTGACTTCTGGCACAACCGCGTATCTGGACTTCGACAACGTAGTCTGGAACCCGGCCAACTTCACCGCACGCGGTGCGCTTATTTACAATACGAGCCTTGGCAACCTCGCCGTGGCGGTGTTGGACTTTGGGGCCGATAAAACGACCACCACAACTTTCACTGTGCAGACACCGGCCAATACGGCTGACGCTGCGCTCATCCGTTTCGCATAAGGAGCACGCATGTTCAACGAAAAAGCACATTCCGCCGACAGCACAAACGCTGGTTTGGTGGCCAAGACAGGTTTTGGCGAGTCTGCCAAAGGCGGCGGCGTGTTCCACGTCCAGTGCTTTGACAAAGACGGCAACCTCAAGTGGGAAGACCAGATGCACAACCTCGTGGTCAACGTAGGTTTGCAGGACATGAACACCAAGTACTTTGCCGGTTCGACCTACACTGCTTCTTGGTTTTTGGGTTTGATCACAGGCCCCGGCTCCAGCACTACTTACGCTGCCGCCGACACACTGGCAATCCACGCAGGCTGGACTGAGTTCACCAACTACTCTGGTAACCGCAAAGCGGTGACTTTCGGTACGGCCACCACTGCTGATCCATCCGTGATCGGTAACAGCGCTTCTCCCGCACAGTTCAGCATCACTGGCGGTGGCGGTACGGTCGCTGGCGCTTTCCTGTGCAACGTAAGCTCGGGCACTTCGGGCTTGCTGTTCTCGGAAGCAGATTTCCAGTCTCCCGGCGACCGCGTTGTGGTGTCCGGCGACACGTTGAACGTAACTTACACGTTCAGCCTCGACGCAGCTTGATAGGCGCGGCCTGTGTTCGCAGGTAGCGCGTTCTCTGCAGCCCCTTTCTCGGCTATGGCTGAAGGTGGGGCTGTTTTTGATGTGTCACTGTCTGATGCAGCAACCGCCGCTGACCTCGAATTTGCCGCCACTGTAGATTTTTCAGCCGTTCAACTATCTACCGCTGCAGGTAGTGACGCAACGGCTGTTGCAGCTTCGATTTTTAACGCACTTACCCAAGACACTGCACAGGGCGCGGACACGACTGCCACAAGTGCGGGTTTTGCGGTTTCAGTGGCTGACAGCGCAGCCGCAGCCGACACCACCTCGGTGCTGGTGGACTTTGCCGGTTCGGTGTCCGAACAGCTTTCCGCCTTTGACCAAGTGGCAGCAGCCGCAGTTTTCGTGGGCAGTGTGACGGATACCGCCTCTGCGCAGGACGTTGTCTCGGCTTTGGCTTTGTTCAATGGATCAATCTCCGAAACAGCCGCAGGCAGTGACACCTACGTTCCGTCCATCACGTACAACATCTTCATGAGTGAAGGTGCAACAGCTTCGGAAACAACGCCCCTGTTTCTGAAACCGCAGTAGCGGCGGACACTATCTTGGCGCTGGGGGTGCTTTTTGCTACGATAACGGACGGGGCCGTTGGAGTTGATCAGATTGCAGCGCGGTTGCTCTGGGAGATAATCAATGATTCCCAAAACGCGAGTTGGGCGCAGATTAACGACGCGCAAAACCCCGGCTGGAGTACCATCAACAACGCGCAGCCAACCTCTTGGTCGGTTGTAAAAACACAATCGTGAGAACCGTATGGCCCTTATAGTAAAAGACCGGGTAAAAGAGAGCACTACCACGACAGGTACGGCTGACTTCACGCTGGGGGGCGCTGCTTCTGGTTTCCAGACGTTTGCGGTCATTGGCAACACCAACACCACGTACTACGCGGCGGTCGATCAGGCTACGGGCGATTGGGAAGTTGGTATCGGTACATACTCCAGTACTGGCCCTACCCTGACCCGTGACACTGTGCTGGAGTCCAGCAACTCAGGCAGCAAGGTCAACTTTGCCGCTGGTACCAAGGATGTCTTCTGCACCTATCCGGCAGAGCGTTCAGTGTATACGGACGCAGCGGGTTCAGCTGTTTCCGTGTTGGACATCGGCACGCTTGGCGTCACTACAGCCAACATCAGCACAGCCAACATTACTGCGGGCACGGTAACCACGACCCCCTCAAGCGGTAACGATCTGGTCAACAAGACCTACGTTGACACCGCCGTGTCAAGCGGCATTCACTTTCATCAGCCTGTGCGGGTTGAGTCCCCCATCAACCTCAACGCCACATACAACAACGGCACTGCCGGGGTTGGGGCAACACTGACAAACGCTGGCACTCAGGCGGCTTTGGTGATCGACGGCGTAACCGTGGCTACCAATGATCGTGTGCTGGTTTACCAGCAAACCACACAGACTCAGAACGGCATCTACGTTGTCACGAACACAGGCTCTGGCTCGACCAACTGGGTTTTGACCCGTTCCACCGATGCGAACACGTATGCCGCTGCCAGCGCAACCGCACTGGGCGAAGGCTCCGCTGTTTTTGTGCAGCAAGGCGCAACTGGTGCGGGCGAAACCTACGTGTGCAACACCACGGGCACCATTACGTTTGGCACGACCAACATCACGTTTGCTCAGATTTCCTCTGCGCAGATTTATTCGGCTGGCACGGGCCTGACTCTGACTGGCACCCAGTTCAGCATCACCAACACAGGCACTGCGGGCACTTACGGCTCCGCATCATCTGTTCCTGTTCTTGCAATCAACGCGCAAGGGCAAGTTACAAGCGCTACGCCTACAGCCATCGCCATCGCTGCTGCAGCTGTTTCTGGCTTGGCTCCTTCCGCTACAACCGACACCACCAACGCGGCCAACATCTCCAGCGGCACGCTGCCTTCGGCGCGGCTTAACGGTTCGTACACCGGGATCACCGGGGTTGGCACGCTGACAGCTGGCACTTGGAACGCCTCCGCGATTGGCGCTACGTTTGGTGGTACTGGCCTGACTTCCTACGTGCAAGGCGACTTGCTATACGCCACGTCGTC